GTTAGAAAGGAGTCTAAGTAAAATGGTAGCACCACACATTAAAAGAAAAAGAAAGGCTGCCGCAGAGGCCGAAGCAAAAAGAATTGCTGAGGAAGCCGCCGCTAAGGAGGCTGCTGAAGCAGCTGAAGCACAAAGACTTCTTGAAGAGGCTGAGGCACAAAGACTTGCTGCCGAGGCTGCAGCCAAAAAAATGACTGCTAAGAAAGCCCCTAAGCCATCTGTAAAGAAGGTGGCACCTAAGAAGACACCAGCACCAGCACCTAAAGTTACCGAGGATTAATCCGTGGACTTTCGTCGTCTAACACGCCAATTCATTCAGAACGAAGGCAAAGGACCTAGTGTATCTAGCTATCTTCAGTCTATCTCCGAGGTTCTCCAGAACATATCTCCACGCTCTCGGACAGACGAGCGCAGGATTGAGATGGCTAAGCAAAGTCTTAAAGAAGTTAGACGACATATGCGCCGGCTTCAAGAACGTGTTAACGTTCTTGAAGAACAGGTTACAATATTAGAAGAAAATAAGGATAACTAAATAATGTCTCTTCTGGATGAAGGCAAAGCAAACACTCACTTAACTCACCTTGAAGAGCTTGTTTTAACACAAGGCCCAAAAGGTTATGGTATGGCTCGGGCATTTTTGCTTGAGTTGTTGGAAGAGTTAAAGGGTAATGTTGATTCGAGAGTAAAGACTTCCGTCAAATGGGACGGGGCTCCTGCTATTTTTGCTGGTATCAACCCAGAGAATGGTAAGTTTTTTGTTGGCACAAAATCTATCTTCAACAAAGAGCCAAAAATAAACTACACTCCCGAAGATGTTCAAAGAAATCATGGACATGCCCCGGGCTTGGTTGACAAGCTTACAAAAGCACTTCAATATTTGCCTCCCCTAGGAATCCAAAAAATCCTTCAGGGTGACTTCATGTTTGATGACGAAATGATTAAAACCATTGAAGTCGATGGCGAACCTCATTATGCTTTTAAACCAAACACAATTACTTATGCCGCACCAGTCGATTCTAAGCTTGGGCAAGAAATCGCTGAATCAAAGTTCGGTATTGTTTTTCATACAACTTATGATAGTTTGGACGGTGGCGCTTCTTTTGGTGCTGACGTAAGCGGTCTAAATGAAGTCCCTGGTGTTTGGGTTGATGATGCTTATTTCACAGACGATACTGGAACTGTTACTTTAACCGAAGATGAAGAAGCGAAGGTTAAAGAGCTAGTTGCAGCTGCGGATCAGGTCAACGAAAAGATCGATTATGATGATCTTCCAATGGATCTTCTAAACATCTACATTAACTCCGAGATCAAAGGTGGTGAGTTCCTTGAGGATCCAGCTAAATCTTTCTTAGGCTTTAAGCGCTGGTACTCAGGTCGCTTGGAAAAAAGAATCGATAAATTAAAGTCCCAGAGGGGCAAGATGCGAGCAACCGAAAAAGGTCAAGAAATGCTTGCAGCCTTTGATGATAAACAAGAAGATATCTTAAATCTTTTCAGAGTCTCGCGACTTCTCTTTGAGGCAAAAAACATATTCATCGCCAAGTACAACAACGCTGTATACAACACAAAACATTTTATTGATGATGGTTCCGGCGACCTCGTTGCAAGCAATCCAGAGGGCTATGTAGCTGTTGACCACATCGGCAATGGTGTTAAATTTGTTGATCGCTTAGAGTTCAGCAAAGCTAACTTCGCAGTTGATAAGGGTGCTAAGTTTCAGCAGACCGAGAGTCTTACAGTATATTGGGGATCTGATGGGTTCTCTGTAACCAAGACACTTTTGGAGTGGTCCCAGAATCTTCCTGTTGTCGAAAACAAGAATCAGGAACTCTATGAGAATCTTCTTGGTGGTGCGCCGATTACTTCTTTAGTTCGCGAAGCAAGTAAGGTAAAGATCGCTTTGGCCGAGGCAATCAACTGGGCTCTAAATGAGCAGGATCAAAAGAGAGTTATCGCTATCTACCCCGGACGGTTCCAGCCCATGGGTCGTCACCACTATGCAACTTACAAAGCACTTGCTGATCAATTTGGCGCCGAGAATACTTTTATTGTAACTTCCAATAAGATGGGTCCTAAGTCTCCCCTAGACTTTGAAGAAAAGAAAAAGATTATGGTCGCACACGGCGTACCTGCCGATAAGATTGTCATGAGTAGAAACCCATATCAGGCAGTTGAACTTACTAAGAACTTTGACCCAGCAACTACCGCTGTCGTGTTCGCTGTTGGTGGCAAGGATATGCGTGACAGCCCCAGATTTGCCAACCTAGATGGCATGACCAAGAAAGGCACTCCTGCTTATTACAAGACATATAGACCGGGAGAAGAGCTTATAGGGCTTGATAAGCATGGTTATATCGCAGTTGCGCCACACGTTGAAATTGATGTTCCTGGATTTGGTGAAATGTCAGGCACTACTTTAAGAAAAGCTCTTAAAGGCGCCTCGCAAGAAGATTTTAAAACCATTATGGGATTTTATAACCAAGAAATATATGATATACTACAAGGAAAGCT